TCTCAACCGTAGCATATCGAGCAATATAAACTGCATCGTTCACCAGACACATACGATCATAGGTTGCTTCGTGCTCAAAGTTGTACCCGTACAGCTTGCCGTACTCGGTCACAAACTTGATGATCTCAGGCGTTGCGTCTGGAATCTTGATGGAGTCGGTTTTGATGTGCGCTACAGTAAAGCCCTGACTCTGAACAGCGTGCTTGAGGTTGACCATAAACAAGGCCCCTCGTTTGGCAACGATGTTATCCTTGTTACGATTATCTCGGAACGGATTTTCAAATCCAGCTGAGGTCAGACCATATACCGAGTTAATTGCAATCTTCAGAGCCTGCGCCAAATCAGCCGCTGCATTTTCATCGGTCAGGTATTTAGCCAATGCACCGCCCAGCATTTTCTTGGCTTTATCAAAATCCTTATGCTTGATTGCGATACGAGCCTGGAGAATTTCATTGAACCGTTTCGTGTATTCCGGTCCGAAGAGTTCTTCCGCTACGATACTGCTCGGATGCATGGATGCAATATCCAGCAGAGCAATGTTGCTGTACATGCCGGGTTCAGAATATACATAGCCGCCCTCACCAACTTCTTCGCCTCTGTAGACGGACTTACCGCCCTCAAATGTGTAGCCAGGAAAGATGGGACGATGGTTTTTATCGAACTGTGTGAACTCGTCGTAGTCTTCAAGCCCCATTGTAAACGGAAGATCCGCATTAGGGTCGAAGATTTGACTCTCGTCACCCATGAAACGGTAATTGAACTGATCCTGAGGCTTGCGGTTGTTACCAAATATAATTCTGGTAGTCAGCGAGTTCGTTGTATCATTGACGGACATCCCCGCCACATCTGCCAGAATCTGGCGAGCTGTGAAGTCAGCCTTACGAGCATTAAAGGTTGCTTCTGTTGCAATAACATCGTTGTCGCAATACCCGGCAACCTTCGTCCAAAGCTCCTCCGGTACAGGCTTGTCCCAGGGCAGACCAAGTTCCTGATGGTGAATACCCAGTTCAATCTCGAATTTCTTCAGAGACTGTTTCTTACTGGAGAAATCATACACATCCGTATACGATACATTATAGGCTTCACCGAAGAAGCAATTTGCGCTGCCGTTAATGATCTTAGTCGAGAGATTATAAAGCTGCTCGTTCGTATACCCCATCAACCTGGCATAGAGAATATGATTATCGTACCGGCGGCAGTTGAAACCAACCAGACGGAATCGCATCAACTCCTCGATCTCAGTCGGAGTAGGGTTAATCATACGAACCACAGGCTTGCCTTCACCCTCGATTTTCCAGTTCACAAGAAACAGATTAGGAAACACCTCAACATCGTAGAACACGAGCTTAGCATCATCGTTTTTTGCTCCTGCTGACTGGTCTGCGGATTTGAACTGCATCTTGTTGACAAGCTTGATGCAGTAATCTGCCTGATGCGTACTGCTTGCTGCAAATGCCAAAACAGCATTGCGCATATCTGTCACATCGTAATTGAGTCCGCTTGCATAAGCATCCTCAAGAATTTTGTAAATGAAGTCGATACTGGGCTTTGTTGCCGGATGGTATTCTTTATTCAGATTTCGCTTGATTTGCGTTCTAAGCCCTTTCTCGCTCTTCACCCCTTCAAAATTTATCACTTGCTTTTCTCCTTTCAGTGGTAAACCAGAGTTGATCGTTGCGATGGGCAAATCATTACACTTTGTCAGTTTCCTGCGCAGCGAGCTTTTTCCAGTGAAGACTTTCACTTCAATGTGATCGTCATACACTCGGCTGAGCTTACTGACATCACCGGCATAAATATAATGAAGGTGGATGCCCTGACCGCTTTTGCTGAGTTCAGCATAGGTCGGCGGCCATTTACTCGCTTCTTTGAGATTCAGTTCAAAAGACTTATTACCATCCTTATCCTGAATATCAAAGTCGATAACAATGTGGTTCTCCGGGACTTTCACATAATGCAATCTGGATGTAGACAGGTCGCTCAACTTAGTAGAAACTTCATCCCATTTGGAAGTCGGCGTTTCTTTAGCCGAAGCATACTGAGCAGGACAATCTGCGCATTCTCGGTCAAATACTGATTTCTGTTTTAAGAACTCGATCAGTTTATGCTCAGGCTCGTCTTGCTCGGTAAGTGTCTTATCCTCGAATTTCTCGGTTCGAAAACCAATGTAATAACTTCGCACACGAGTTCCGTCATCGAGATTGAACCTCTCCTTGTAATCCCGGAAATAGTTTTTCAGTTCTTCCTTAAATATCCTCTGAGAGAATGGGAAGGTAACTTTTGCCTCGTCGCAATAGGTTTTATACATCTCCCATGAGGCTTTGAGAGTTGTCCCGTCTTCTTTCTTGAAGACATGGTAAGAATCGATAATGAAGTTATAGAAATCATTAGATGCACCGAGCATCGTCACGGGAATATAATCATCGTATCTGCCCGGATTCTCCAGATAGACTTCCTGACAATGATAAGCAATGGCACCGAGTTCGAATTCAATTTGCTTTGTCACTGCCTTGTATTCCTTGGGGCTCAATTTATTTCCGGAAGGAGACACATCGATCAATCGTCTGATAAGACCTGACTTTGCGTCCGTAATCTTTACCGGTTTATTGGTACCCATGAACAGGAAGCACTTGAAGCGGTTTGCGTAGGTCGATTTGAACTTTTCATTTACTGTCATCAGCTCGTGAGAAACCAAACTGTTCAGTCGGGTGTTGTCCTCGATGCGAGATAAGTCACCGTCATGTTGAATTGCCACAAGTGGATTCGTCTTGAATGCCTCTAATGCAAAGGAATTACTGGACGAACCCAGTGCTTTCGCATCGAAGACGGAATAATATCCTTCAAAGAGCTGCTGAACAATGTTCAGAACCGTAGACTTACCCGTACCTGCTGCACCGTACAGAACCATAAATTTCTGCAATTTCTTCGACTCTCCACAGACAATAGAACCAATAGCCCATTCAATTTTTGTTCGCTCTTCTTCAGAGTAAATTGTGGACATCAGCTTATTCCATGCATCCGTGGCCCCTTCTTCAAGAGGATAGTTCAGCCGCTTACTTGCGTAGTCTTTTTTGTTCGTCGGTGTATTGGAGAATATAAGTTTCTCATCAAGCATGTGGAAAGAGTCTCGCATCTGCTTTTGACAGTATTTATGCCATGAATCGATCATTCCAGATTCGGAATCCCACATGTGCAGAACTTTAATACTCGAATCAAAGTTTTTGCGGTTTTCCTCTGCATACTTGTCAAGTTCCCGGTCAATAAGCTGGAGTGCATCTTGCTCGTCCGTAGACCATAAACCTCGGTCTTCTAACCAAATAGCATAGAAGTCACCGCCTCTAATCATCAGGTCGGAGCTTTTCTTAATGATAAACTTCGGATAGATTTCTATTACACCACGCTTCGTACTACGGGTCGAAATCATTAAAAAGTCGATCATCGAAGTTCTTTAGTCTCCTTCCGTTTTTCTAAGCTCCTTGATTTCGTTTTTAAGGTTCCCGATCTCATCACGCATACTGCGAATCTCCAAGTCCTGGATAAGCATGTTCACAGTCATAACTGTGGCGACCATGACGGTGCTGCGATTGAAAGACCTCTGTTTTCTGAGCGTCTTAGCAAACACACGCATCGCAGTTTCAGAGCAGCGAAGACTGCCGAAAATATAACGAATCATTTCATCCATGTTTCTTTTCTCCTTTCATGTCGGCAAGAAATTGATCGATCGTCTCAAACTTCCAAGCCTTCGGCTCTCTCAACGAAAATATAAATTCCTGTCCATTAGTTTTACGGATTCGAATGCTGTTTTTACCATTTGGGAAGTATTCTTTTACCTCCTTTGCCTGGTCGGGTAAGCATGTCTGAAAAAACCCGTACACTTGCGTATGAATCATGATAATTCTCCCTCATAGGATGCTGTCCAAATACCAATTCATCTGCCACCAGATTTCAACAGTTCTCATGTCATACTTGCAGCGTTCGACGGTAAACAAACCGCCTTCGCCATTTCGCTTGTATTTGCGGTTCATAAATCGAGATATCACATCGTCCGTATACGCCGCATCAAATCGAGAATCACTCATCGACCCTAAACCCAGACTGACAATCATGTTCCAGAACCACTGTCCCATGCGATTGCCGATATCTGGGTCGGTCATAATATGTTCTTCGCAACGAAACGCTAAGGCAATAAGCATCTCCAATACACTGCAAGGGCGGTTATCCAGATAACTGGCAATCATAAGACCCTCGTATTCTTTTTCATAACCAAAACGATACCGGAGGTCTATCCCATCTTCTGCTCGATTTCCGTCCATCGGCAGCATATATTGAAAATCAATATTATGCAGATGACGAAGAAGCTTCTGATAAGACAGCCTCCGGCTATATCGTTCGTTACATACGAGCTGACACATCCACTCAAAATATTCATTGTTCAGCTCAATTTCAGTCATTCGATCCTCCTATTAGTAGTTGGAGCCTTCCGCCACATCGGAGAAAGAACGATTGTCTCTGAGAATTTCATAGTCACATCTCAGGCGATCGTTACGAATAAAGACCGAATCATCCTCATACTCTCCGAAATGTTCAGCAAAGTCCTCGCCAACAGTGTCCTCGATATCCTCGACGACTTCATCTTCATCGTCGGCAAGGACTCCGTCACCAGCATAATAGACCAGACTGATCTGCGTGTAATTGTCATTCTCACCGTAGTCGTCCGGAGAGATGACATAAGGTTCATTGGGCATAGGCTCATCCTTTTTTTCTTCAGTATTTTTCTTGCTATGCTCCGTGTAATTGGTATAACCCTCTTCCTGGAGCTTAGCTGCATAGTTCACCAGGTCGGGTTTCAGCTTGGCAATATCTGCCTTATGCTGATTCTCCTCCTGCTTTTCATTGCTCTTTTCGTTCTTGGCAATATTAGCGATTACGGGCTTTCTTTCGGCAAATGCTGCCTTCACAGAATCAATCTCTTCCTGCGTGATCTGCTCGTAATACCGTCTAAGACAAAGCCACGTCGCTGCGGCGCCTACTGTGGCCCCAGCTAAGAACATGGCAAAACCGGTTTTACTCATTTTCGTATTCCTCCTCGTCAGTTTGAATTGTGACAACAGCAATGCTGCACTCAGGAGAATCCCGCCAGTAATGTGTCTTTTCCGCCGACTGTCCAGCATGGTGTCAACGGTTGAGATGAAGTCATCTAAAATATCCATCATTTACTCCTTTCCACCAGAGAGAACAGCAATGCCTCCTACGAGACAAAGCCCTGCCATAGTGGAAAGAATGTACGAAAACAAAGCTTTCATTTTATGTTCTCCTTTCAGTCATAACTCGAAAAGTAGTGACAACACTCCTGAAACAAAGGCTCACCATACTTGCTGTATCCTCCGGCCATGAAGAACACACAATCGTAATTTGTCCGTTCCAAAAGTTCTTCTTTTACCAACTCGACAATCTCAGGCATGACATAACAGCGGTCAATCCTGCTGTTCCACATCGCACTGAATTGGTTGGGCTGATAAACAACATCGTACACAGTATCCGGGAAAGACGGATGATCAATACGATTGAGGATTGTGTCGATAACCAATCGTTTTCCCAGTTCTGTTTCTCCTTCAGCTTCACCCATGGTTACGAGTGCTATTAAGTCAATTTCCTCTTGTGTAAGAGGATAGTCTGGCTCTTTCTTCACCTCTGGTTCCGAATCAGGAGACTCCATCGGAAGATCTGCCATAATCACTGGCTCTGCCTCTGCAAGAACCGGATAGGATTGCTTAATCTCCGATGTTTTTTTATCTGTAGAGCGAACAACGCCGTATACCGCAAAACCGATGAAAAATATCATGCAGAGAACGGTAACTATCGTTCGTGGTTTGATGTGCATTGCTAAAACTCCTTTACATTAAAATATCACCCCCAGTCCAAGTCTGAAGGTGATTGATTACATCTTTTCCCAGATGTTGCCCTCAACATTGAAGTCGAGCAGAAGTGCCGGCTCATGACGACCGTCTTCGGTCTCGCGCTCTGCCTCAACGATGCGGAAATTAACATAGCCATCCGGGCCATCCTTTGTCCAGCCGACAATCTGACCAGCAGGAGTACGAGGAAGATCAAGATCGTCCAGAACCTCATTCAGGAAGAGGTGACCACGGGTCTGAAGTTTGTCATTTGCAAATGCCTGCTGTGCCTTGAGGAACATACGGTTATAATCGGGGTTGGTTTCATAGTTGCGGCTCTTGCTGTCGAAATATACAGCATAGTCGCTCTGGAGATTAGGATCAGCGACCATCACGGTCTTCTTAACCTTCTTCTCCTTGCCGGTCTCAGGGTCAACTTCGATTTCCTCGAATTTCTTCGCCTTGATGCCATACTTCAGTTCGGTATCGACCTGCTCTCCGAAGCGCTCGATGACCCGACCGCGATATTCCTTGAAGCTCTTATCAATAGCGGCATAGGCAGCGCCAAGAACTACATTGCGCTTGCGAAGAATATTGTTGGATGCCAGAATGCTTGTGATGGACAGAGTGCCGAGAATAATAGCAGGAGCATAAAGCTTTGCGAGCTTCATTCCGGTCTGGGCATAGACAACAACCGTGTCCTTCTTGCCGTCCTCAGTCGTATACTCCTGACCGTTGATTGCACCGGTTTCCATACCTTCATGAATGGTGTCGAGAGTACCCTTAGTTTCATCGAGAATCTCTGCTACCTTAGTGGTAGCCTTGCAAGCGAGAACGGCACTTACGACCGTACCGACAATACCAGCCATAACGAGAATCTCGGGGCTGTGTTTCTTGAGCTTCATAACGGTCTTGGAAGCCACACCGTTCACGCTCTTCATGATTTCAGTCTTATTTTTCATGTTTATAAAATCTCCTTTTCATTATTTGTTGGAATTGATTTCTGCGCCACAGGCAGCATAACCCGCTAAATCGACATAGCTGTCGTCTGTAGCAGTTCCTGTCCTGATTCGTGCGATCTTAAGAAGCGCCATCATCATGGCAACATCATTTGCGGTAAACTCAACGCCTTTATAGACGCTCCAAAAGCCAGCAATAGCGGCGAAATTATCTTCCGGAGAGCCGTATTCGTTCTCTCTCTGCCCGCATACACAAGCCTTTGCTTTATCAAGAGTCTCAGATCTGTTCATCATCTTCGTCCTCCTTGACAAACGAAATATAATCACGCTTACGCTCTTTTGCGATTACCTGACAACCACACATCGGGCAGTCAAAGGCATCATAGAGATTCTCCTCAGCAGCAGAGCCAAAAGCAACTGCTAAGCCAGTCTTTCCGTTATCACGAGCAAGATAGTGTTTTTCAATGATGGCATTAAACTTAGTGCCACAAACTTTGCATTCAAGCATTACATTTTCTCCTTTCAATTCAACGGAATAGCACGAGGCAGTTTCAGAATATAACCATCTCGAACTCGTACCGCAGTTGCACCGCCAATGTTTGTCCAACCGTAGCGGTTCATAGTGAAATTATCATTGGGAACACGAGCGAGATCATAGAAATCGGACACGCTCACCGTTCCGTACTGACTGATAATATCGTTCATTGCATCGAGAACCGCTTCTGCATCTCCACGAGTATCGAAAAGAATATCATCATAGTCAGGTGTATTGCGTCTATTGCCGACGGAACCTGCACGCACTCTGTCTGTGCCTTGATCGTAGTAGTTCCGATAAGACACCTTAGATGCCGTTCCGTTTTTCTTGCTGCGACCTGCCTCGCCGTACAGAATCATGTCAATACCGGTAGTGACAATGTCAGAAATCGCTTTCTTGACAGCAGGCACAATGACCTCCATCAAAATATAAGATTTGACATTGTTTGCATCTTCTGCAATAAAGACATCTGCGAATTTTTGCATCTCGCCTTTTTTTCGAGTTTTTGCAGCCCCGGTAATAACCGCCTCGACTTTCTTTTCTGACTGTTGCTCCTGACGAGCCTTATCAGAATTAGATTTGTAATCTTCCACTGGGTGATCTCCTTTCTTATGCCGGAATCAGCTTACCGGGCAGAGTAATTTTTGTGTTCGGCATCAAGCCGTTTTCTTTTTTATATCGATAGGCGAGATTGCTCTTCGCTTTCGCTTCCGTCGGAGCAACAGTAGTTGCCTTCCAACGATGCTGAACGCAATCATCGAATCGCATAACAGGACCGTCATATTGATACTGCTGCATATTTTTTCCTCCTTTCGAGAGGTAAAGAAAAAGGGAAAGCACCTTGTTACAGGTACTCTCCCTTATCCGAACTTCTCAAATTCGCATTTTCAGTTGTCTTCAGTGACAACATCGGATTCTTCCAAGATAACCGTCTTCTCCTCAGCAGCCATCTTCTTCTGCTCGATCTGGGCTTTGATGTTTGCAATTACCGGCTTTGCTACATACTTGTAGACGACCACGCCTACAACTACACTCAAGCCGATACCCGCAGCAATCTTTACGCCCTTGCTCAAGCCAGCGTTCTCGATAACCTCTTCGGTAGCTTCAACGACCTCGTTGTTCATAATCTCATTGTTGTTCATTGTGAAATCTCCTTTCAAATGTGTGAAATTGTGGAATGTTCTTCCATTAAATAAGTTGTAAATTTCGCGCGGTAGCTTACTGGTAGTCATAAACCGGAGCAACCTGATAATCAATCACCAGGCAGGGGGTACCGTTTGCATCCAGCTGCGATGAGAATGCAAGGTCAATGTAACCCTTATCGATGTTCCATCCGAGCATATCGCCCATCTTAGTTCCATCCAAACCGAGTTCGTAGTAGAAATCGTTCAGCGTGACATACATTTCGTCACGCATCTGACGATTCAGTTCATTCATGACCCGGGTGATTTTGTCTCTGTCAGACTTGAAATATCGTCCGGACAAGACATCATAGCAGATCGTGTTGCCGCCGCTTTCAGTGAGAATCACTTCTCGAACAGGGTTCTTAACCATCTTGTCTTTCGACACAGAGTCTCGAATGGACTGTTCCTTTTTCTCACCAATTGTCTCAACGACTTTTTCCTGATACTCCTTCAAAGTAGACTCTGAAAGGGTATACGCCGTTGCCAGAGCAGCATTCCGACGAAGATTAGTCGAGCTTGCTCCAATCAGGCAGAAGACAGAGATAGAGCCTACAACAGCTGCCGGAATATAACAAGGCCAAGCTGTCTTGATGATGTCTTTCGGCTCAAGTCTATCCGTATCCAGCTCATCTTTTTTCTCTTCAAGCAGAATCAGGGCTTTTGGTGTTGCTTTTACCGCCATAACAGTGGTGGTAATCATGCCGGCAATTCCAATACCGGTGAGAATTTCAGGACTATGTTTTTTCATTGCCGTCCGTACACTCTTGGCAATGCTTGCTAAACTTTGTTTAGGCATGATTTTCTCCTTTCATCTGAAAACATTGCACAATGCGAGGCACATCAATCACATAATTAGGACCAATTCGCACTACACTCATGTTCAAGACTGCATCTTTAGTCCATCCATAATTTCTCAACTCGTATGAGTCTTTGTCCTCTAAACCGCAAAGTTCATAATAGTCATTTACGCTGACCGCCCCATATTGAGTGGAAAGTTCGAGCATTTGGCTATAAACCTTCTCCGCATCAACACGAGTGGCAAAAACCGCAATATCATAGATACGGCGTACAGGTGGTCTGCGCTCTGTCGTCGAATTAACTGCCAGTCCGTATTTCTGTTCGAGCAGATACGCTTGGCATAGAATGTCGAGTTCCTCTTCTGTTGCTCCTTTTGCTGCCGCCTGTACAATGTAAGATCTCATAACCTTAGAACTCTGCTTCTGTTGACGGTAGTTTTGGTATGAAACTTTCATGTTTCTTTTCTCCTTTCGGTTAAACAAATAGTAGACTTAATTCTTCAGCTGTTTCGACCGCATTCTGAAATATAAAGCTATGCTGCTCATCCTCGCCGTAACAAGCATACATAGCCATCTCGAACATGAAGTTTTCGATGATGGTGATTGGATCATCGAAAGGCTTGTCTAGAATTCGATCACAGATTTCATATGCAGCCCATTGCTGATATGACCTTTTTCTGAATTCATACTTTGGCCATGTGAACGACGGGCTGAACAGATGTTCATCAACATATCGTTGAATAATCGAAACAGCAGTGCTTGCATCACACATATCGTTCGGATAAAGAGGAAGAGCCCTTGTTAGGACTCCTCGTCTTCTTCATCGCTAAGTGCGGCAAGCTTCTCATCGATGCGTTCATCGATTTTCTCTTCCATCTTCTTCTCGTTCACCCAGTCGGTGAGGAGTGTAGCCCCCATACCTACTGCGGTAGCGACAAGACCCAGGATTTTAACCAATTTTGCATTATTCATAAAGCGAAACCTCCTTTTCGTTTTCATAAAGTGAAATGTATTTTTTGCGAACTTACAGATCTTCCATCCACTCGGCTGTCGGCTCAAAAACCATGTCAATGACATATATCTCCATGCCATCATCCAAAGTGAGCCGGTGATGGTTAAAGTCGATCCAATAAATATCACCATTACAGCTTGACCATCCAACAGCGTCTCCGAGTTTCGTCTTTTCAAGTCCAAGAAACTCATAAAAGTCATTAAGAGGAATGACACCTGCGAACATAAAATTGCGGTTTAGATGGTACTCAGCCTGAATGACCTTTTCGATGGTTGACTCAAAATATCTTTGCGAAAAGCTATCGTAGAAAGTGCGGGAGACTTCTGGTTCCATACCTTCACCAAAATCGAGGGAAGAATCGTACCAACCTCCATTAGCAGAGATACTGATGTCCTTGCACTTTTCTTTGGCAATAGAATCTACGATGGCATTATGAGCTTCCTCACCATAGAGCTCTTTCAGCTTGTCTTTATACTCCTTATAAGAACCTTGGACGAGAGCATACGCACTTGTTAGTGCTGCCTGTTGGCGTCGATTTAAGGCATTGGCACCAATAATGCAAGCGATAGTAGAAGCTCCAAATGCCACTGCCGGAATATAACATTTCCATGCAGCGATGAACGCCTCTTTCTTGGTGTACGCATATGGATCACCATCATGCTTTTTGCGACTGTCTGCATAAACTAACGCTACTGCTCGTGGGGTCGCTTTGGCTGCTGCAATCGCCGTGACTACCACGCCGGCTGATGCTACACAAGACAACGCAACAGGTGAGTATTTCCTGATACAAAGCCCTGACTTATGCAGCAACTTTTGAATTGCTTGGTTCTTACTCATGTCTTTTCTCCTTTCATGTTTTGTTATTGCATAGCCCTTAGAAGGTCTAAAATGTTCGCTGCCATTTCACTGGCAGATCGAAACATAAGACTTGTGTTTGGATTCACCCTCGCATACTTAGCGGTCTTCATCATAAATTCATGCGTGAGCTTACAGAATTCATCAATAGACCCTTCTCTTCGAGGGTAAATCTGTTCGGCGATAAAATCTCTGAGCTCGTCGACAGCCCATTGTGAGTAACTCGCTTTTTTGTAATCTTCTGTCCACTTACCAAACAGAGGAGGCAACCAAGCGTCCATGTGGTACATGTCATACAAGATTAAATCAAGCTGATCGAGGCTCATGTCTTTTCTCCTTTCATGCAAAAATAAAAAGCAAGAGAGACTGTATCGGATTCGAACCGACGACCTCCACGGAAGTGTGGCGCTCTACCAACTGAGCTAACCCGTCTCTCATAATAAGACTTGTAAATTTCGCGCGGCGAAAAGAAAAGAGCCATTGTTAGCAGCTCCTTTCAGATTTTACAAACCAATACTTTTCAGGATTTTAGTAAGTTCATCTTTCTCAAGATCGGCATCTATATCCAGATGAACATGTGTCTTTCCGTCAACGACTGTGGCGTTTACCTCATTCAAATTCAGTTTTACATCGTAACCGAATTTCTTTCGGATAGCCAAACTCGCCAATTTCGAGATAATGCTCGTAGTGAATTTAGACCCAATTTTCATTTCGTCCATGCTCCTTTTACTCCTTTCGAATAGCATCGTTTTCCATAATAGGAGTTGTAATTTTGGCGAAAAGAAAAGAGCCGTTGTTAGCGGCTCAATCCTCAATAAATCCAGTTTTCTTTTGCAAAGAACAACGGTATTGCGGTAAACGCAAAGAATACTAATGCTGTTGCATCTTTGTCGATAAGTACCGGTAAGTACCCACAAATAAGTAATACTACAGCATATAACTTGTTCTTTAGTGTTTTCATAATCCATGTCTCCCTTCAAAATTCAATGGTTTTTCATAAAGGGAGATGCGTTTTTTGCGCTTAGATATCCCGTCTATCGAATACGGTTTCCCATCGTTCTTTCTGAATAGGCTTCATTTTTAATGCCCACATAATTTGGCGAACCGTTACAGTAGGGTATAGTCCGTCCGTACAAGCCCCAGCCCTCATTTCAAAGTATTCTCGAAAATCAGGGTGCAAATATAAAGCGTCAGTAATCCAAGGATCAACTTCACTCCACCATGTACTTTTCGTCTCGAAGTCAAATCGTTGCTGAATTACTGCTAAACCTTTTTCTTCGATTTTGTATAGGGTACAGCTATTGTAAACCGGATGCTCACAAATATAACGCTCGCCATACAGGGACAAGTAAATTTCCGGTTTGTCAAAGTGGTATCGCATATCCATCACCTATAAAAAGAAAAGAGAAAGAGCCCTCGTCAGGACTCCTTCCCCCTTTGCTAATCGTTAAAAAAGCTCATTGCAAATTACCTCCTTGATATTGTGTGGCACTATTAAGTATAGCGACCATCAGTATTTTATCAAGAGATAAAAAGCACTTTTACATCTCTCACAATAGCCCTTGTAAATTTCGAGCAGGAGAAAAACGAAGAGAACGTGTTGCATACACGAACTCTCCGCTTTTGGAACCGGTTTATTTCTTAGTCGGTCTGAATCGACTGAATAAACCTCTGAATGTCTGGGAGGTGAAAGTTCCGTCCTGTTCGAACTTGAAACCTCGTCTCATCCAAACGCCGTAGAACATCAACGGCAGCACCAGCTCAGCGGCAGCCATACCAAATCTGAAGTATCGATCTTTGACAGACTCTGCCATTTGAGCCGTCTTGGACTCTTGATCGATTTCACGATTCTCGATCTTGTCCAGACGCTCATAGGTATTCTTATCCTCTTCGAGCTTCAGTTTGTACAGCTTCGTCAAGCTATCCACTGCCGTGGTATGCTCCTGGCTTCCAGATTCGAGAGATCCCAAGCGCTTAATTTCGGCTTTGATCTCCTCTTCCAACAAACTTCTGTTTTCTTCACCCATATTCGTTTCTCCTTTCGTTTTAATAGGGTTCCATAAAAGGAAGTGTTATTTGTGCGGAATAAAGTCTTCACGCTTCACTTCCAATAGGATAGTTCTTTGAGCTATAATTTCATTAACGCTCTTTTTCAGTTCAAGAAAAAGATAGGGTCCGTCCGGATCAGACTTGTCAATACGCAGAAAACCAACAGGATGTTTTCGATAAATGATAAACGAGACGACAAACCCAATCATAATTCCGACAACTACATAGACAACTTCCACGGTGATCTCCTTTCAAATTGTTTTTCAAAAATTTCAACCCGGGGATTTTTCCAGATACTAATTTAACACATATACCTGTCACCTCCATCCGGGTTTTAATCTAAGTTAGAAAAAAAGAAAGAGCCAATGCTATAGTGCATCAGCTCTCACTTCTCCATAAAGGACACTGTTATTCTTGCGAACCCTCGTAGACGATCTTCTTCCGTAAGTCAGACCAGGTTATATATCGGTCTTTACGGCATACGGGGCAATAGAACTTGCTTACTTTACCTCCGATGTCTGTCAGCTCACTGCTGTCGGCTTCAAGCCTGCTCTGGCAATTCGGGCAGTTGAAGCAATAGACTTTTTTCACTGCAATATCTACAATCTTCATTACTGTCTCTCCTTACTAAGTAGCCAGAAAAACCGTCTGTACAAGTCGTAATAAACATCCTTGCAACATGGGATGCCGGTTCTGGCTTTCAAATGGTCGTATGAAATACCCTCCGTTATAGCTTCCAAAATATAACATGAAAGCTCTTCGTCCGTTTCTTTTGCAATCTGTTCCACCATCTTCATGCGATCGGCATAGTACAGCCTCTCATCAATGTGCTTGGTAACGGGATCACTAACAATATTCGTTTTGCAGGGCGGCACTAATTGAGGCCATGAACCCGGATAGTCTATCAACGAATTGTACGCATGACGCCACAACGGGTATTGCAAGCAGAAATGCTTCAATTCGTAATAGCGGTGTTTCTCGATCCAGTAACGATTAGTCTCGGAAAGTTCTGGTCGTATCAATGTACTCATGCGCGTTCACCCCTCCATATATAGCCGGTCTCCTGCCAGAGGAGCTTAGGCGAAATATAAAAGTTGATGCGTCCGTACTTAGAGTTCATTTCCTCTAAATTCGTAACGAGCTTCCCACTCCGAGTAGCTTTTCCGATCGGCAGCCACCCAGATACGATGCCGGCTCGAATCCAGGATGCGTCTTTCCCGTAGACTCGTGCTGCAACTGCCACCGGGACAGACCCCGATGCAAATATAATTTCTTCCATTGGCGTTTGCCTCCTTTCAATTGCTATTTTAGGTTAGGAACGGCTGTTAGTAAAAACAACCTCGGTGGAAACAAGCGCCAGCGAATCATAGTCATTTCACAAGGATAATCTTCAAACCCCAAAGTTTCACAAGTAATAAGACCTTCGAGCACGCCGATAATAATATCTGCTTCATACTGTTTATACGGAAATATAAAGTCAGGAAGCTCTCGATGAACTGCATGGCATTTACAGCACCGAAGTCTTCTAATAGCTACCCATTTTTTGTTTCCGAATTTCGTCCGTACCAATCTTTGAACATGATCGTAGTATTTAAGCTGCCCTCCACATTTGGGGCAAATTGATTGGTTATCACTAATCATATCTCATTTCTCCCTAAACTAATAAGAAAAGTTGGAATGTAGGAGTTGACATTCCTACACTTATGATATATGATTACTAATAGCAAATCAATGGGGAAGGTGATAATAATGCTGATAAAATGTCCTGAATGCGAATTACAAGTAAGCGACAAAGCAGTTTCTTGTCCTCACTGTGGGTTTCCATTACAGCCAAATATAAAGCCAAGAAAACCTCGAAATAAGAACAATAAACGCCGTAGACTGCCAAATGGTTTCGGGCAGATCAGTGAGATCAAGAATCGGAATCTCCGCAACCCATTTAGAGCTATGATAAGTGTCGGAAAGGATTCGAACGGACGACCTATCTGCAAGCCTCTTAAACCGGAGTCCTATTTTCCAACATACAACGATGCATACGCTGCTCTCGTCGAGTACAATAAGAACCCTTACGACCTTGAACCGTCTATTACTATGAAAGAGCTTTACGAGAAATGGGTTGCCGAATACGAGAAGACAGTTAAAAGCACTCGTTCGGTAGCTTCAGCATGGGGGTATTGCTCGGCCGTATATGATATGCGAGTCAAAGATGTCCGCGCTCGTCATGTAAAAGGTTGTATGGATGAAGGCATATCGAAGGTTCGAGGCGAAGAGAAGACACCAAGTGCATCCATGAAGAACCAGATTAAGTCTTTGTTTAACTTGATGTTGGATTATGCCTTGGAGTATGAGCTTGTTGACCGGAACTATTCGCGAACTTTTAACCTCAGTGAGGAAACAATCAAAGATATCGTCACAGTTAAGAACGAGCATATTTCTTTTACGGACGAAGAGATGGACTTGCTTTGGAAACACGCTGATGATAAAATGCTTGTAGATGTCCTGCTCATTCAGTGCTATTCTGGTTGGCGACCCCAAGAACTTGGTTTGCTTGAACTAAAAAATGTAGATTTGGAAAACTGGACTTTTCGAGGCGGTATCAAAACTGATGCTGGTACCGATCGTGTCGTTCCAATTCACTCGAATATTCGTCATTTGGTTGAGCGAAAATATAAAGAGGCTCAGGAACTTGGAAGTCTGTATCTGCTCAACTATGTTAATCCGAATGCTCGTAGCAAAAACACTGCACTTACTTATGCTCGATACCAAAAAGGCTTCAGCATGATTCGAGATGAATTGAATTTGAACCCTGAGCATAGACCGCATGATGGTCGTAAACATTTTGTGACGATGGCTAAGAAGTACGGCGTTGACGAGTACGCAATCAAATATATGGTCGGTCACAAGATCTCTGACATCACTGAAAAGGTTTATACCCAGAGAGAATTTGAGTGGTTGAAAGACGAAATTGAAAAAATAAAATAGCTTGTAAAAACAAAGAAAAGCCTCCCCGAAGTGGTAGCACCAACAAAGGCACTCAGCACAACGAGGAGGCTGACTTTGTATAGGAATATAGATGTATGCGTAGTATAGAAATAATGCACGAGTTACCTACATTTCTCGGTATTTATCCACTTCTAACTACTCTGAAAACAGCGTAATTGCAGGGTTTTAGAAGTGGTTAGACCGTGGTAAGTTTCTATATTAGAAGCAAAATATCCCGTAATTACTGGCTTTTCGAGTAAAAGTGTAGGAATAATGCAGAACTAACCTACATTCCATTGCCCTGTATTGCTATTTATTAGCCGTAAACCACATCCGTAGAGATGGTAAGTCCATCGTCCGACAGTGTCTTGGTTTCCGTTGCAATGACCGTTCCTTCAGAATCCGTGAGAACCGATGTGATTGTTTTCATATCGTCCGAAAAAGTCTTCACAAGCTGGTTCCCATTGGCGTAAACCGTCGTTACAGTCTTATAATCTTTTGAAAAAGTCTTGACGGTGTCACCAGACTGAATATCACTGGCGGAACCTACTTTACCGTCTACATACGACTTAGTCTTTCCGGCAAGTATCTTCATTTGTTCAAGAGATACCAGCTTGTAATCAGGCATTCGATTCACGCTCCTTTGAAAGATTTAGGGAGGGCTGTTACGCCCTCCCCAGAGACTTACAGTCTTTAGGCACCGAAGACCTCAGTGCACATAGCGGTAACTTCCTCGTCGGTAGCACCAGACAGGGTGTCCAGAAACGCCTTGTTTGCATGACTGTGATTGCCCTCAGCAGCGGCGTTGACCTTCTCCTTCAGAGCAGCGTCCAGATCAGTCTCTGCAACAATATCCTTGCCAGCAAGCTTGCCGGTCGGAATAGTCAGAGCAATAGACTTATCCTCAGCCGCAGGGGTTGCCTCAACGCCATTGACTTTGATCTTTTCAATGACGTTCGCCTGAGCACCAGCGGCAATGCCAGCCAGTTTGGTACCTTCAGCATTAGTCATCAGGCGACTGCCCTCGACCTTATTCACCTTCTTACCCAGCTCGGTAGTCATAGTGGTAGTCTTGACATAGTCACCGATGCCAAGCGCGTTAATCATCTTGGTGACATAAGCCACGACAGTAGCTTCCTCGTCAGTACCGCCGATACCGGCAAGGATACCATCCAGACGAGTGATGTCATTAGCCATCTTTGCGGCACCCGTGGTGTCACTCAGAATCCAGTCAGCGATCTCCTTCAGGGTGTCGTAAGACTTGTCGGCACCAGCCACGATCTTTGCGACTTCCTCAGAAGAGATGGTGCGTACAGACTTTCCAGTATCCGCACCGACCAGGGTATCGACAGTAGCCTGAGCAGCCTTGCCGTCGATCAGAGTCTTCAGAGCCGCAGCCAGATCGTCGTAGGCGACCTCACTCTTGCCTGCCAGGGTGCCCAGACCATCGATCTGACCGTCGATGTAAGTCTTAGCTGCCTGAAGAGCAACCTTCAACTGCGCCAGGGTAGTAATCTTAATAGTGTCTGCCATAATACATTCCTCCTAGATGTCATCAGGACTGTAAGTGGGCTCGTCCGGATCGGGATTGACTCCGGTTCCGAAAATATCATCGATCAAACCGTCAATATCATCGTCCGTAGCCATCTCACTCCCTTCGGGAAGACCTCCGGAGTTTGCCTCGATTACAATATCATGCTTCAGCAGTTTGTTGGCTGTCGGCAGTACCTGAACAGTGTCACTGGGGGTGATGTTATATTCGCCCTCATAAATATCACAGTCCAAACCCCCGCCAACAGGTATAGATAAAGCTCCTTGTAAGCTTCCAATGGGCGAAAGGCGACCTTTAATAGACCCGATTCTACATACTCCACCCATGCTCAGTCAACCTCTTCCGAAAGCTTCAGAATTGCTTTCGAAATAAAGGTATCAACTTTGCCGTTTGCTTTTGTGAGCTGAATGTCATAGACATACTTGCCGAAATTCAGATCTGCTGTGTCTTGAGGCTCAAGCGTCAGCATCATCGTGTCAATCGGGATGTCTTTGACAAGAAGGGGGCGGGGGTCATCGTAATTCTCTTTCATTGCGAAGCGAATGGTATCACCTGCAACAGGAATATACTGTGTCCCGTCCCTTTTGGTGGCAGAGACCAGAGCCTCAAATGTATCACCTCGGGTCAAAGTGATGGTCGTACCAGTAATGTTGTAACTCATAATCTCACCTCCAATTCAAGCATTGTAAGTTGATTTATGAATCGCAAGTTGGTCAACTTCTGTCATGATTCGCTTAGCCGAACCGTTACCGCCTAATTTTTCATAAGGCTTGTACAAGTATTCATACAGATTCTCATACTCGTCCTCTGTAATGTAGCCCCTCTCGATGTAGGCCATACCGAGATAGATAATGCGATCATGAGCCAAACCAATGAGCATTTGCGTTTCAAGATTGTTGTGCTTATTCTCAGCAGCTTTTCGTTTGCTTCGCTCTTGGATATATGCCCAAAATCCAGAAGAAGCAAGTATCGTCCCCAAAATGGTTAATAGCGTTTGCAGCCAGGGTTCCATTTCCATGTATCATCCTCCTTGAAGTCATAAATGAATTAAGAAGCTTGTAGGAAATATCACCCCAAACCTCTTTTAATTAGGCGAGGGAGCCCACCGCAAAGTAGACTCCCTGCCAATTTCGGTTAATCCACAGGATTACCATTTTCGTCAAGACCGAGAGCTTCCAGATCAGCCTTGACAGCAGCCTTGAACTTCGCCGGAACCTGATTAAAGGTCCGACGACCTGCGATGATGAGTGCGACATACAGTGCTACCATGTTGTTACCTCCTATCAAAATTTTGGATAAAATATAAAACATGGTTACTCCTCCTCAGCGATAAGATCGCCGTTGGTATCGTAGCCATATTCTAACAATTTTGCCTCGACATCTGCCTTAAATTTTTCAGGCACCTGGTCGAAGGTTCTACGCTTATTGATGATAAGCGTGGCGTAAAGATTGACCATTTTTGCTACCTCCTCATTCAGGAATCATTGCTGCGACGGCATCGTACAGATCAGCAATTGCTTCCATGATAGCAAGCTGCTGGGAATCGCCAGTTTCCTGACCTGCCATGATCTGAACAATGTTGTCCGAATCATTTGTACCTTTAATGGCGTTTTCAGCCATAAGCAGATTGGTGTATTCATTGAACTCCTGAGGGGTCAACGCCGCTTCCTGATAAGTCCAGTAAGTGGTTTTATCGCCCTGTTCTGAAGTTCGTGTAATACTCGTAATGTCCTTGCGGAGATATACGGTTCCAACAGTAACCTCAAGTGCAGTCGGTTGGACTGTGCTCTCGGCATATTTGTAATTTAACTCCATGCGACTTTCCTCCTTTCGCAGTGTAAAGACTGACGAGTTTTTGATATACCCGCTTCTCATCGTATTTGTCATATCGTGAAACTTTTCGCTTCAATTGCTGGAAGCTAACACATGGTTTTATCCACTTCCGATACATCAAATAGGTATCGGTGCAGTCGATCCACCCAAGATAAGACAACATTTGCCGAGCATCGAGTATGGTTGCTTTCTCCTTTTTGGAGATTTTGCGAGCTTTTCTCGTGGCCTTGTACATAATGAATTTTCGAAGAATCGTTCGATTACGATAAAAACGAAAGCCCATGAAGTCCAGATCACGCCCCTGGTTGTTGCCATAAGAAAAGCGAAAGACTTGCCAATTCGCTTTAAGTTCCAAGCCAAGCTCCATTTCCAGATAATCGGAAATTGCTTGCCTCATGCGGTGCAAAACCCTCTTGTTGCTTCCGAAAATGACCATATCGTCCATGTAGCGCATATAGTGCACGACACAGAGCTGCTCCTTGATGAAATGGTCTAAACCCTGTAAATACCAGTTAGAAAGCCATTGAGAAGTATAAAAGCCAAGTGGAATACCAACCTCTGTAACATCGATAATGCGGAATAATAGCTCCAACATCTTCTCGTCATGAACGGTCTTCTTCAACTTGGCTTTCAAACGATCATGTGGAATAGAATCGAAGAAATGGCGAATATCCATTTTGAGGACATACTTACAATTCTTCGGGTCAATCCTGATCCACTTCTCAATAACCAGCTTTCCTTTATGGGCACCTCTGCCCGGAAGACTGGCATAGCTGTGTTCGTACATTCCCTTGCAGAACATCGGCTTCATGGCATTTACGATGCAATGCTGAACAAGCAACTCTTCCATCGTAGGGACAATAATAGTGCGCTCCTTGCGAGTAATCCCATCATAAATGTAAACCGGCACATGCTCAGCGTTTTCGTAGTTGACTATCCAGTCTAAGGATTGTTCAACTGCGGCATCGTCAGACATGTGCCGGTGTTTCATGATTTTACGGAATCTCTTGCTGTGCTTTGCTTGAGACAGAGCGTACCGTCGGTTCGTTTCGGATATTGTTTTTTCGTACAAGTGGTTATAGGATTTCATGTTCTCTCTTATCCTCTCATCCGCTTTCGACTTATTCTCAGCTACTCACAGATGCTTGCACCGAGTTAATTTTCACCAAGTGGTGAGGAAGAGATGCGGATATCTCTTGCCATTTTGAAATGGCGGCATACACTGCATTATAGAGAGCTTCTTATGGATAAGATAGAGCCGCGCCATTGTTCGAGTTCGAATTGGACGCCGTATTGTTCAGATTAGCGTAGAAAGGACCGACCATCAGGTCATTGTTCCAGTTGCCGCCGACATACGCGCTGGGCGCAGTGTATACCCCTAATATTTAATTATTTTCGTTTACCCGGCGAACCTAAGGTTCTCCCGTCCTCTCCTCGCTGCTTACGCAGCAGCAAGCGGTTTACAAGAGAGAGCCGCGCCACGGTTCGAGTTCGAATAGGACGCCGTACCGTTCAGATAAGCGCAGAAAGGACCGACCACCAGGCCATCGTCCCAGCGGCCGCCGACAAACGCGTAATCGATCTGGTTGTTATCGTACCACATGCCGTCAGCCTCATAAGTGCTGCTGGAACCGCTTGCAGTAACAGGCAGCCGTCCGAATGCTTCCGTCTTCATGCTGCTGATGTAGCCGCCGGAGCTACCATTCGGAATAGCATTTTCGATCGTCTTATAACCGTTTCCGTCTGTGTTGTAGTCGGTTGCAGTAGAACCATCGTGAGTACCACGAGTAAGCTTGACCTTCAGTTTTGTGCCACCGATTCTGTCACCATAAATGATCCAACCAGCAGTACGACGCCACAGATTACCCCAGACATTCTCCATACCGAAGACCTTCACGCCGGAAGTCTGGTCATTAGAACCCCAGAACATGCCCTTGGTGTTCATCGTACCAGGGGCAATGTCATTGGAACTCTTGCACCGTCCGTAGCCAAATGCAGTCTGACACTCGGTAGAACGAGCCATCATAACCAGTAGATCCTGGAGCAGCAGTCTGTCAGCCAGCACCTCGGTATACCAGTCATTACCGTTTGCCTTTGCATAGGCGATTTCGTTAGCCGCCGTGATGTTTACACTATTCGCTGCACCGCTGATAGAGCGCAGCTTACCGGAAACCAGAGAACCGAAATAGATGGGGGTATAGAAATGATCGATCTGGTTGTTGTTGCGATCATAGTTGCACCAGCAATCCCAAGTATCGTCCTGAGGAGTATCGGAGCAGCGGAAATGATAAACACCATTCGACTCCCACCGCTTCGTGTAGATCTTTGGCCATTCCATCATGGCGTTGCCGCCAAAGGAGGTATCCGCAACCTTAGAAGCAGAACCGTCGATCTTCTTGGTATAGTCGTTAGGATCAAGATAATGGTCAACCTTTCCGGCATAAGTCAGCATACAAGGACGAGGCATGAACTTTTCACCCGGATCAAATGCCCAACCACCATAGTTGAACTTACCGGTGCTGAAATTCATAGCCGCCGGAGTAAATGCAGCGTTATCCACATCAGAAGGATAAGTTACTCGTCCTGTGGGGCTGGAGGTTGCCTTGACCAGGTCATAGCCGAACAGATAGTCTCTCTTCTTCGGCGTTACACTGGTTCTGTTTGCCTCACTGCGATTATAGGCGCCGGTACTGGTGTAAGGGAATGCGGAATAGTAATACACCACTCCGACTGTCACATTGGTATCTGTATAAGTGCCGTTGGAAGTGATGTTCTTGAACAGTTCGCCCTCCGTTTCACTGGTCGGATAACCAGTAGTACTCCTGCGGATAACCGCACCGGCAACGCTACTCGGAAGCTTCGCCGTGATCTCAACCTTGACAGTGTCAGATGCCGAGACATATACCGACTTAGCGGAAAACTCCTTCATAGGCTCCGGTTCGTTTACTACAGCGCGATTAGACTTGTTTCGGTTGTACACGCCCTGTGTGGTATAAGGAAAAGCTGCATAGTAGTAGGTTTCGGTAGATGACGGCCCAAAATCCATAAAAGTTGTGGATTCCTTAATATCAGCGACAAGATCGCCGTCAAATTCGTCCTTCGGATAATCAGTCGTTTTCCTTCGGATAATCGCACCTTTCACGGTGCAGAGTGTCTGTTCATTTATTACTGTGTCATTAGGAAGTGTAGCTGTGATTAAAACACAATACTGTCCTTGAGGCATACCGCCATGCGCAGTAAATGTCAGCATATTGGACGGCTCAATGCCGCCGAAAAAGTGTCGGTTTTTACCGAAAATCAGATCTTCTTCTGCCATTTTGATTGTTCTCCTTTCGCTTTAAGAATAAGTTACAACGGTGCTGATAAGCTTGCCATCGGAGTCAAAAGTCTTAACGGCTCTCGCCACTTCTGCTCCCGCTGCACTTTTCAGCACATTTGTCATTGTCAGGAATCCGTCAGAGAAAGTCTTCGTCAAAGTTCTGCCGTCACTTGCAGTAGAAGTGATAACCGTACCGTCGTCCGAAAACTCTTTGGTTCCGTCTTCGAAGCCAACCAGCAAAATCCGTTTGACTTCTTCCTTGTCGATCTCAAGTTGTAGATTACCGGCGACATCGCCGCTGAGCTGGTCTTTCATCTGGTTATACCAGGCAAGAAAATCAGCCTGTTCAGATGCGATCCACTGGTCAAGAACGGTCTGCTCCTGTTGGAGGTCGGCTTTCATTTTATCGAACCAAGTCGTGAAATCGCTTTCCTCCTTAGCAATCCAGTCATCGACTTCCTGAGATCGTGCATCAGTAAACCGATCAAGCTCATCCTGCCATTTGCCAAGCAGCTCGTCCAGACTGATTGTCTGAAGAATGCCGGTTACAAATGGAGTAGATTCTGTGCCAACCATAGGGGTAATGTCAGCTTGGTTAATAACCGCAGTGCCGTATTTTCTGTAAATATAACAGAGAGGGTACTGATGGACATTTCCCTCGTTCGTCAAAGTCGGTCTCGACGGTGCACTGGACGGATTACCCTTGACAAATTTGATGGTATTCTCACGAACTGACTCCATTCCGTTTACTTCCAGAACCACGGCATCGATACGATCAAGAAGCACCTCTGCTTCCGGGGCAGTCATCGGCAGGATACTGTCATTGACCGTCCATGTATGGTCAAACCAGGCTTTGCCGATACCGACATTCACGGTAAGACCGCCTGCCGCCTTCACAGCAAAAGCGGTTCCGATAGAAGCAAATACACCATCGATGATGAGTCCGTCAAAGATAGCTGACATCTGTGCAGCATTGTATTTGCGGTCACCGTTAAGTGAATTGAAAAATCCGCTTGATACGCTCATTCAGTTTCTCCCTCCTTACTTTGAAATAGTTTTGAAGGTCGGATAAATCGACAATCCTTCCTCACTGTTTGAGATGACCAGCTCTGAAATGTAAGCTGAGCCCTCATTGCCATATTCATTGGCGATTTGAACGATGTCTCCGATAAAGAAGTCCTCACCGTATTTGAACAGTCGAGTAACTTCAACTTCGCCTTCGAATGCAGTAGTCACAATATGGTCAGCCAGATTTTTCAAACCTTTTGTCTGAAGCTGCGCCATATACTCTGCATCGGAAAGTGCCCCGTCCTCAGTATCGGATGAGATGTCACGAGCATCTGTAAAAAGCTCACGCCGATCAAGCCCTGAGGCTGAGCCAACGATAGCAGTTCGCCTTGCTGCCCCTTCACCTTCTCCTGCGACCAGAGTCACATTTCGGAAACTCGCTTTGGATGAATAGTAGTTGCTGTTGATGATGTTCTCAAAGTTTGGAGAGAAAACAACATACGGATTTTCTGTCTGCTCATAAGAGCGATCAACGCCGGCATACAGACTGAATGCAAACTCATTTTCATCTGTCAGTACGATCTTGAACCCTATATTGTTTTCCTCACAAAGCCCTTTGATGACATCGTACAAACAATCGCCTGTGTATTGGTTGTCGATTTTCAGTCTTGTGATTTTAGGGTCGGTAGAAGGCACGAACACAAAGTTAGAAATCTTTCGATCGGCAATAGACGGTGAAATGATGCACTCATTTAGCATCGTCTGGATGCCATTTTGAAGATTTCCATTAAAGATTCGCTGTCCCCAGATGATGCGGCGTTCAAGAATAGACTCCAACGATCTGCCTGTGACGATAAGATGATTTCCTTCTTCTGTGTCGGCATTGATCTTGATGTCCTCGATAATCATACAGTGCTCCGAATCCTTCAGCCACAGATAGTAATCCTCTTTCAAATACTGCAAGAGTTGTGTATCCATAGCGAAGAATATCTCGAAATCTCCATACGAATTATACCGGTCAGTCCATATCATGGATTCATAAGTGTCTATGACGGCTATGGACTCAAAGTCGGTGTTTAAGACCAAAAGTTCCATAGTTATACCCCCTCATAGATGACTTTGTTTTCAATTCTAAACTGAAGATTCGTAACACCGCTGTCAGCAGTAAAGGCGAAAATGTTATCGCCTTTTGCTAAGGTAAACCAGTCAGTATTCTTATCCAAACAGTTCAGGATGTTGTACGAAACGCCTTCACGAATCAGAGTAATGCTCTTATCACCCTTTGAGGTGTTAATGACGATATCATCACTTGCGACGATACCCTTTCCAGTCAGCTTTTGGAGCTTCACAGTATCGATCTTCATGACTTCTCTGGTTTCCGTATTGTAAATATTGATGTTGCTTGCCGATCCTATTGCATGAATATAGATCGTTACGCCGATTTCGGCATCACCATAGTAAGTGATGACACCCTCCGTCTTGATCTGAATTTCGCCAAATACAAGCAAGGGTTCCGTCAGAGACTCGTTTGAGAACGGAAATTCAAACATCGGGTCAATACTGTAGAAATCTGTTACATTGTTTCCATCCTCTCCGGCTGAATAGAAGAATGGGTCAGGACAAATGATCGAGATTGAGGTTCCTTCCTGCGAGCTGAAAATGTTCGGTTCATTCGATTCCACATAACCGCTTGTTCGTACATATCGGTTATCTGTTTCGATGATGATCTCAACATTTTTCTTTGCCGGAAAGTATTTGTAGGATTTCTGCCGTACATCCTCGATCGTTTCTCCATAGACTGTGTCAACGAATACGATTTGGAAAACGATGTTTCGCTGACTCAATCTGGCAGAGTTAAACATAGAGCCGTCATTAGTGACGACTTCCGTCGTGTTGACAGTTGCTTTGACCGGACCTAAGCCGGTTACAGACTTGATGAGGAAGCCCGAAACCTCAGGCTCCCTCAAGTCAAGTTTGATTCTATCACCTAAGTAATTGGTGATAGCAAATGAGTGAATCATGTTTCCACCAATCCTTTCAACGCCGAGAACTGGTTCTTCGTCTGACGATAAATGTCAATCCTCGACAGTGCCTTAGGCGAATAGTTGTTTTGTGTGAAATTGTAGTTGTTTCCGGAGGTAGGTGTAGTACCGCCATTTTGAACGATACCAGTACCCTCATGTTCCATGCCAGCGCTGATCTTCATCGCCTGATTTCGACTCAAAAGTGCCGACAACCTGCCCGCACCCTCCGTTACATCAGACAGATCAAGCAGCGGTCGAATCGTCGGTTGAGAGTCAATTCCATTTTCGATGAAATCACCAATCTTGGAAACTGCGTTCCGGAGTCCTTCCTTAGCCGACTTTGCAACAGATGCACCGGCATCGTAAGACTTATCGGTGTAGTCGATCAGGGAATTGACAAAGCCCATACCAAAGAATCCGCCAATTCGATAGCCAACTTTAGACGGCGAATTGATGTCAAGCTCAGCTTCCGCAGCCTGTGCAGCAGCTCTTGCCATTGCTCTTGCTTTCGCTTCAGCCATGTATGTGTTGGCAGTTATGCCAGCGGCAAATCCTTCAACGAGATACTTACCGGCGTTATAGAAATCGGTGTATTTGTTTCGGATTGCTGTCAGACAACTGTTAATGATCTGAACAAAGGCATCTTTCGCAAGCTGGTTCTTTGTTCGAATACCGGCAATAAGATTTGTCATCGTAGTCTGTCCAACGGTGTTAAACTCGTGGAACTTATTTCGGATTGCGGTCAGACAACCCGACACGATGGTGACAAATGCCGACCGAGCCGATGCGTCGCCGGTACGAATACCAGAGATAAAGTTGGTCATCATCGTCTGCCCCATAACTGTGAACTGACTGTACTTGCTTGTAAAAGTAGTGACAATACCGTTAATCATGGTGGTGAAAGTGCTTGCCAAATTTCCTTGCTGTGCTTTGGCGGCGTTGATAAATGTAGTGACCATTGTGTTTGCGGCTGTGCTTACACGGGAATTAGCATTTGTAAAGGCATTGATAAAGCCATCGATACCTGCATTACCCAAATTCGTAAGATTCTGAGCAAAGGTGGACATTCCACTTGTATCAACGTTCTTAATGCCGTTTGCCAAATCCACAAGATTTCTGAACTCAACAACCACACCACTTAACTTAGCCACATCTACTCCGCTGACACTGTTGTAGTACGCAGCAAATGACTGACCGAAAGATACCAGCTGCTCACCGAAGCTTGCAATATCGTTATCGCCCGTAAACCAGGATACGATACCGCCGCTATTCGGCAAATTGTTTGAAAGCTCGACCAGAGCTTTAGCTGCATTTGCAGAGTTTGTGACGACAGATGCATCCAATCCTGTAACGGCCAAAGAATAGTTTTTCATTGCTGTACCAAACGGGACAAGCTGCTCTCCGAAGGTTTCAAGGTCATTGTCACCCGTAAACCAGGATACAACACCGCCCGTATTCGGTACTGTATTCGCAAGCTCAAGCAAAGCCTGTCCTGCGGTAACGCTATTTTGAATGACATCGGCTTTCAGTCCGGAAACAGCGTCCGAGAAATCCTTCATTGCTCTGCCGAAAGGAACAAGCTGTTCGCCAAAGTCATCCATATCGTTTTCACCAGCAAAGAAGCCAACTACGCCGCCGCTGTTCGGAACGGTGCTTGCCATCTCTGCAAGTGCCTTACCAGCGGTAGCTGCTTCAGTAATAACACTGGCGTCAATTCCAGCGACCTCGTTTGCAAAGTTACGCATGGCACGACCAAATGGGATAAGCTGTTCACCGAAGGCATTCATATCGTTCTCTCCGGCAAAGAAACCAACGACACCGCCAGTATTAGGAAGTGTATCAGCCATCTCCGCAAGAGTCTTACCTGCGATTGCAGCATTGGAAACTGCTTCTCCATCAATACCGCTGATTTCATCAGAGAATTGCTTCATAGCTTTTCCAAACGGAACCATCTCTTCAGCAAAGCCGGAGAGTGAGCTTCCGCCGGTGAACCACGAGGTCAGTCCATCCAAAATATTTGCGGCTGTCAGGATAAGAATCGTTTCTGCAAGAGCTTTAACACCGTCCAGCATAGCCGGATCTATGGAAGCTGCACCGTCAAGGAACGGCTGGACATTGGTCATAAACCCGGAAAGGTCAGAACCAATTTGCGGGAATTGACTGGATACGCCACTCATAAAACCGCCGACGATACCGCCAACAAATTTACCGATTGCCGTACCAATTCCCTGAAGCAGATTACCGCCTTCATTGATAAGCCAGTTCAAGCCAGGAATTTGTGCCAGGGCACCGACCGCCGCAAGTACAAGAGCAAGCTCAGCGATGACAGCACCCATACCGAGAACACCCAGCATGGCGCCCGGAACAAGAGCAGCTACTGCGCTCAAAGCAGCCATAATTGCGGCAAGCAGACCAATACCGGCAATTCCCTGAAGAAGAGTTTCTGTATCGATGCCCTTAAGTGCATCCACAATGCCTGAGAAGAACGCCATCAATACATCCACCGCAGCCTGAATCAAACTGGGAAGATTCTTAGCGACACCCTCAAGAACTGCGATAAGGAATTGGAAGATGGAATCAACGATAGACGGGGTATATTCTACCAACGCTTCAAGAACACCTGCAATGAGCTTCAATGCCCCATCAGCGATAGCGGGAACGCACTCAACAAGTACATCCACCAGCATAAGGACAACTGCCTTGACTGCTTCACCAATGGCTCCTGCACTATCAGCGATAACTTTGCAGAATTCGACAATTGCCTCACCGATCTTGGCTACAATTGCAGGAATAAGGGCTGCGACACCAGTGATGATAACAGTCAAAGAAGCGACGATGGCTGTAGCACCGGCAGTCCCCGCAGCAGCAAGAGCTGTTAAGCCTACTGCCAAGGCGGACAAACCGGCACCTGCCAGAGCAAGCCCGGCACCAATACCGACAACTGCTACCCCGATTAGTGCCAGCGAGCCACTCAAAGCGAGAATGGAAGGAACCAACGGAGTCAATACAGCACCTGCAACACCGAGGATAGCAAATGCACCTGCCAGGGTAACGAGACCTTTCACGATGGAACTCCAACTCATGGCGCCGAGAATAGCCAGTACCGGAGTAAGCACCAAGAGGGCACTTGCAGCAACAAGAAGCGCCGCAGAACCTGCAAGAGTGCCTGTCATGGCATTCAGACCGATTGCAAGAATGGCCATTGCGCCGCCCAGAGTGATAAGACCTTTGGCGATTTCCTCCCAAGACATTGAACCCATCTGGTTAAGAGCATTGGCAAGTATAAGCAAAGCCGCAGAGACAGCAATAAGACCAGTGCCGATGCCGATCATGTTTTTCGGCATGAAGTTGACAGCAATTGTAACCGCCGCCAAAGCCCCGGCCATAGCAACAAGACCTCTTGCAATTTCGTCCCACTGCATCCCAGAGAAGTCTTTTACAGCCGATGCGAATATCTTCATGGCTGCTCCGATAGCAATGAGCGCTACACCTGTAGAGATTACATGTTTAGCGTTACCAGTAAGCTTGGTGAAAGCGGTAACCTCAGCAAGAAGCACTGCAATAGATGCAAGCCCCTTACCGATGTCTTCCCATTTCATTTCGCCGAAATCTTTGCAGGCAGAGGCCAACACCTTGATTGCTGCTGAAAGAATTACAATACCTGTAGCCGTAGTAATGGATTTACCGCTGAATTTTGCGGTTCTCAGGAACAGAGAAACCTCGGCAAGCAATATACCAACGCCGACAAGACCTTTCGCAAGCTGGTTCCAGTCCAATTTAGCAAGTTGCTCACAAACAGAAGCAAGAATCTTGATTGCGGCTGCAAAGATCACCATTTGAGTAGCACCCTTGATGATGGTTTTACTGTTGGAACTCATAGCTTTGGCTGCGGCAATCATCATAGTCGTCAAACCTGCAACGCCAATCAGACCAGTAGTAAGCTGCTTTGCATCCAGATCAGCAATCTTTTTAAGTGCGCTCGCCAAAATCAGCACTGCCGTAGCAATTCCGAGCATAGCAGTTACACTCTTCACCACACCAGTTGCCTGACCGCTGATTTTGTTAAATACAGCCATCGAAGCAAGAAGTTCAGCGAATAGCACAGTGATTGCGCCAAGGGCTACATTCAGCTTTTCGCTGTCCACAAGACTAAGCGCAATCAAAGATGCAGTAAGAATAGCAATAGCCGACGCGATCTTCAGCAATGTACCCGCCTGCAACTGAGTCTGGTAAGCTTCAAAGCATCCTCGAACACTGTCAAGAATTCCGATAAAAGATTCCTTGAAACTGCCGATATCTTCAATGGCTTTTCGGAAGGTGCCGACAAACTTTGTGATACCGACAGCAATAGCACCGAATGAGATACCATTCAGCAGATCAATAATTCCGCTGAAATTAGCTTCACCGAGATTCTTTGCTAAAGAACTGCCGAGTTCGCCAAGGATTTTAACGATGCCACTTCCGATTGTCTTAACGGCGTTCCACACAGCAGAGAGAAGCTGAACAAATTGGCAATTAGCAAGAGCTTCACCAATGACCTCAAAGGCGACGATAACCCCAGATTTCATCTCACCGGCTGCTTCTCCGACTTGAGTCATCCTCTCATGAATTCGCTCAAGCAGAGAATGAAACAATTCGAAATTGGCGGATTCAAATTTTTCTTTGATCTTGTTCTTCAGTGTGGATAAAGCTGTCATAATTGTCTGTATGACCGTAGCGATACCCTCACCAACTTTCTGGAATGCTCCGCTGGTTTTGATAAACTCATCAAACGCAACAATAGCATCGCCAATCCCGCCAGTGAAACCAAGAATTCCATCTCCGAGTGTTCCAAACCCGCCAAACAACGGTTTAATTGCCGTAAATATAGCAGAAAAGGCTTGTTTAACGATGTCCAAGATCGCAAACAAGCCTTTGAAAGTGGATTTTAGATTAGCTGAAGCTGTATCACTGAGCTTCAAATTTGCTGTGAATTTTCGCAAATTCTCAGTAATATCATAAAGCTGCTGGGCTGTGGTGGGAGGAAATATCTCACGGAATGCCTCATAGATCGGTTTGATAACACTCTGAACGCCTTCAAAAGCATTTTTAAGTGCCTCAATCAGTTTGGTTCTCCCGCCAAGATCTTTCCACCCTTGCAACATCTCATTGCGAGCATCTGCTTGGGCATCGATAAATCCACCGATAACCTGACTGAGTCCAGTCCAAAGTTCTTTGGCTTCCTCAAAATCACCAAACAGGATTTCCCATGTATTTGCCCATCCGGAGCCTATAGCTTCCTTGAGAGTATCTATCAACTGAGTGAATGTCTTAACATCCTGTGCAGCAGCAAATGCTTTCGCACCAATTTCAGTTGTTTCATCGGCGTAATTACGAA